TGGCAACTGGTCGGCCCATAACACCACTTGTGAAGTAGTGGCAGTATTCGATGCCATCAATGAGAACGGGCTTGAGAAAGTCGTGGACTTCCCATCCGTAATCTTTAAGCCCGAGATCATCAAACGAGAACTTTCCTGAAAACTCTGGGTTGTTATCTGCCACCCTAATGACTCTGTGTTCATGGTTTCCTAGAGTGAATACCAGTCTAGGCTTGTAATCTTTAGTCTCTTGTATAGGCTTTAAGAATCGCTCCATAGCCTTGCGACCGGCTTTGATGTCATCGACATACCTTCTACCTTCAAAGGCCAGCTTCCCCTTGTCGTAAGAGGATAGGGAGGGCATATCAAACCAATCACCGATCATTACTATTACGTCGGGTCTTTTCTCGGAGGCGTAGTTACCAGCCCATTCAAGGTGATCTGTGTTCACCCCTGGTTTAACCTGAGTATCAGGTATGACCATGTGCATCCGGCCTAATCGTTGCTTCTGGTAAATCCGTGGGGCTTCTTTTTTGAATGTAGGTCTTAGCCCCCTGAGTTTTCCTGCCGCCGCCCTGCGCTCCAATGTGTTTCTTGGGATGTCCGTAGCACCGGCTAATATTGCCAAGTGCGCCGATCCGTATTCTTCGATGATGTCAAGTGCTTGAACCAAAACAGAGTCAGGCAGTCTCTTAAATGTCACTTTTCCTTTCGTTACCCATCAGGGATTGAACAAGGTCATTCTTTTAGCTTCAGAACGTCAATGTCTCCACCGCAGAACATGTTTATTCTTGTCGCCTCTTTACAAGCTAAATCAGGAGGCATTTTCTGGATTCTCATGCAATACAACGCTACGTCAGCCCCACAGCCTACTGCGTAGTTTTTCTCTTTCAACTTAAAGCCGTTTAGGGAATTGTTATAAAGAAATATCCCGTCATCCCTCAGATGAAGGATTGAGAAATTGTCTTTTTCGTAATCGAAAACAGGTCTGTCATTGGCCGGTTTCCCTCTGGCTATCCAGTCCATGACTAACTCAGGATGATTCCCTGCCCCGCCGAGAATCGAACCGTCAAGTAAGCGGATCATCTTGTCTGCGTAGTAATGGCTTGAGTCATCTTCATGGCAGAGGGAGTCAGCGGCCATCATTTCAAGGTTGCAAGCAATGACGGTCATTGGAGATTCTTCTTATCAATTACCAAGACAGCCATTACAAAATCTCCAGCAAATACTAGAACCCGACCATCTTCTAAATAAACGTGCATCCCTTCGTCTGTTCTTTCTCCGTGGGATATAACTGAACCGCTTAGATGCTCCATCACATCCTCAACGGTGGAGAGTTCCATCTAAACCTCTGGGTCTCGCTTAAACGCCCTTGAGGACATCTCTCCCCTGTCTCCTGTCTCATCAATCAAAAGCACGTTTCCGTTAAGAGGCATCCAGCAAGCCTCCAAAGCCTTCCCCTGCCACACGACCGCAGCACTTTTAAACTGCGAGTGATACTGTTCTTGAATCATGTTTAGAACAGTTTTATTCGTGCAGGATTTATCAGTGTCGAGTGAGATTGTTATCTGAGGGTTTCGGAACCAGACTTTCTCAGCGTGGACAGAAAGGGAGAGGGAAATCAGAAGAAGGATTAGGTATCTCATTATTTGCCCCTCAACATTTCAACAATCTTGTCCAGCTTCGCGTCAAAGTGGTCGCGCTGGTTCTTTATCTCGGTAAACAGGGAGATTTCCGTTTGCCTTCGTTCGTCTCTGTCCTTGTCTGCGCGGGTAACATAGGAATCAAAAGTTGAATTAGAGACCTTCCCTTCCTCCAACTTAGCAATCCTTCCCATCGTCGTTGTCCAGAGCCAAGCACCTACAGCAGCAATGGCGGCAGCAACCCACGCCAATACTTGACTTAGAAAACTCCCGTCCTCGGCTCCTGATGCCATTTCGTTTCCCCAATAAAAAAGCCCCTTTCGGGGCCGGTTAGTCGTTTATGTCGGATATCTAAACAAATAAAAACGCCACGGCAGAGCAAACCGCCAGCGCCAGCAAAACCGCCGCAGTCGCACCGCGCACGGACAACTGAACGAACAGCGCACCTTCTGCAATTCGCGCCTGCACATACTTGAGATCACGCCACCAGAACGCAGGATCATCTTTCGGGTTGATCGGCTTCCATCCGACATAGCCCTTGAACTCACGCCCAAAGACTTCCCCAAAGTTCCATGTCAGGAACGGATACCGACCGCGCATCAGTATCACTCGCTGCAAGTCGAGCAGACTCCACGACTCACCATATTGGTTATACATAGGGGCAATCTCAGCCCACACCGCACGGCGAAATCGGAAATTGATTCCTTTGCCTTCGGGCCACGGATGCGCCTTTGCGTCGAGTTCGTCGTTGGTCACAGCTTCGCCCGCTTCGGTGCTATGGCTGCTTCTGCTGCCGATGCTTTGACGTATGCGGCTTGCGCTTGAATCCCGAGGCTGTCACCGGCGGCAAGAATAAACTCGCGCAGTTCGCGTTGCGTGATCTGTCGTTTGCTTTCTTCCTCGACGATCTGCTCTAGCGCGACAACCGATTCTGGCTTCGGATCGCTCAGACTTTCCTGCGTCGGCGGGAAGTCTTGATCCAAAATAAATTCACCTTCACCAGGTTTGTAATCATCCTCAACGCCACGAATGTCCGTTGCAAGCCAGCTAATTTTTTTGTATGCAAATTTCATATTAGTTTGCTCCATTCGGGTATCTAAAGGCACGCAATACTAGGTTTGTGGAAGGAGAACTTCCTACTGTGACAGTGTGTTGGTAATAAATACTTGCAGAACCGTTGATGTTGGTTATCCAAGCCTCTCTGCCCATCCATGTCGGCATACTTCCGGCACCAGCAGAGGCCGCTTTGTAAGGTGTTCCCCAAACCGTTGCATTGATTCCCGATGCAGATCGCAATGACAGGGCGATGTCGTAGTTGGCGGAACCGTCTGCGGTGCAAGTGCCGGTGCCTGAAATCAGAAATTCCTCTGTGTTTGCTCCTGCATACCCTGACAAACTTACACTTGTCTCAGTAGTTGCAGTTCCACCAGTAAGAGCGTTATAGCCGCCGTCAATCCTGCAAACACTTCCACGATAGCGGTAGTTTTCATCAATCGACGATCCGCCCCACCGAAACGGCCCGACAATCGCCCATTCTGTGTAGTCCGTTGGCAGCGTCGGCGCGGTTTCCGATGTGGAAAACAGCAGCGCATCAGTCTGCCCCTCTCCGCTTATGACATAGCAGAAAATCACGCCCGCGCTGAATGTCCCTGACTGATCCCGTCCGTTCGCCGCAGAAGCGCCCTGCGCGGCAGACAGATCGCTGGATGTAACGCTTACGCTTCCAAGTCTGCGCGTGATTCCTGATGTCGGGTTGCGTGTAACGCATTCTTGCGCGGTTACGGTGAAGGTGGTTGATGACTGCGGGTATGCAACCAGCCTTCGGAAAGACTGATTGCCCTGCCCGCTAGTTCCTTCTGAGCCGTTGGTAAGAAAACCACCAGCAGAATTGGCCGCAATCGCTAGGGCGGTAGAAACTCCGGTGCCTAGACCAGTGATGTCACCGACAGCGGGGCCAATAACAGTTTTCCCTGTGGCCTTTTGATAGGCCACGCACCGCCAATTACCAGAACCCTCAGAAATCATCACCGCAATGTCACCGTCTGCCGTGGTGATATTTGCACCACCCGGAAGGATCAAAGAGGTTGCGTTATGAGTAAAAGTTAAGGCTCCCTCAAACTTCAGGACTTTCCAGATACCAGCCCTTACAGTTCCCAAACCTGTAATCGTCGTGGTTCCGGTAATGTCGTGGGCTAAACCCTCAACGGCACCTATATCTGTAGTGGTCGCAGAGGCAATATCAGCCCCTTTATGAGACAAACCCCTGACGATAACCCCTTGAATTTCCCTGAGATTGTCGTCTAAACCCGTTCCGATGCTGGTTGCGCCAGAGGGGGCGTTTGACCCAGTTGTCGATGACCAACCGGCTAATGTGGCTGCTACATCTGCCATTGTTTACTCCAATAAAAAAACCCCTTTCGGGGCTGTGTTATAGTTTTGGGATGGAACTGACGGATTACATGCTTTTAAAGCTGATAATCGTCGCGGTAATCGCTTTTATTGCCGGACTGCTTGGCTGGCTGCGTTAATCAACAATGCTCTTGTAGGGTCGTTTTCAAGTGCCGATAAAAGACCCTGCATTGATCCTTTCCCATAATTGGCGGGGTTTAAAAAAGCCTGTTGATACGGCTTTGATAAAATCCCGTATCTTGATGCAACCCTAGCCGCAGGTAGCGCAGTTAATAGTGGCGCACCAGCACCTGCGCCAGCGCCAGCGGTAAACATATCCAAAATTGTTAAAGGATTTGCGTTACCTGATTTTGCAATACCAGCAACATCTCCGAAGTTGTTTGCAAACCTACCAATCGTCGCAAGTTCCCCTGAGAGGGGTTTCCCTTTCTGCAAGGCCCTGCCTAGAACCTTCGCGTCTACAACGCCACCGCCCTCCCTGATCGCATCCTCAACCGTGTGGGCTTTTGCCATGAGCGTTCTTGCGTCCCTGAAACCCTTTAGAAGCTCTTTGCCATTTTTCCCCATCACTTTTAGTTGTCTCTCAATTTGATCCTCAAGAGCTTTTGCAATCTCCCTTTGAGCGCGACCTAAAGCCTTATCCCCCTTTTGGAAGGAACCAGCAGCATCATCTCTCAGGTTTTGGATTGTCTTAATTGCGTCATCTGCTGAAAACATCTTTACCTTGTAACCATCAACCAAACTCGTTACAGCCTCTTTTTCTGCGGCAGGGAAAGATTTTGCGGGGCCACGGTATTTGTTGGCGATCTGGTCAAGAGCGTTTTCGTATGCCTTCCCCGTCAGCATTGGGGCGCTGCTTTGCGTCACAGGTTTATAACCAGCATCAAACGCCGCACTCCTAACGGCTGCGGTTGTCTCGGATGTGAGTGGCGCGTCAGCAGAAAGGCCCAACGCCTTACGTGCAAGATTGTCAGTTACAGCCTGATTTTTTATAGTTGCAAGCTGGTTTGTTTTGTATTTCCCTGAAACGCCCTCAAGAATCCTGCTCCCAACTCCACCACCAGCAAGTGACGGGGGGGCCACATAACCGGCAGCAAGAGAATCTTCAAGCGTTTTAGACAGCACAGGGTTTAACTGTTTCTGCCCCAATGCGGCCCTCGTTGCTTGACCAGCGGCACCAGCCAATTTGACCGCGACAGGAAGCCCGCCACCGATTAAAGCTCCAACGGGCGCGGATTCAGGGTCAACCATGCCAGCCATAACATAACCACCAAGACCGCCGCCGCCGACCCGGATTGCGGCGTTACCTGCGCTTTGTGCGAGGCTTGTCTTAGCCATAGGGCCGACCATGCCAGCGGGGTTAAGTCTTAGACCGCCCGACTCAATGGCACTTGCAACTTTGGGGGCGATGTTTGAAACTCCGGGGATAAACTTCGCCGCACCCATAAAAGCCTTTGCCATAGCGCCAGGTATCCCGGCAGTTCCCGCGATCTGAGCGCCCAAATCACCGCCCTTGTAGAGCATTGAATTGGTGTCGGCATGATCCCTCATGAATTGTTCAATGGCTGCGATTCGCTCCTGATTCCTGCTTAAAGGTTGATCTCCAGTAATAAGCCCAGAAACCGTAGGCCCACGGTCTCCCTTGATGTAATCGGTTGCCGCGTCTATGGGACGCATAAATGTCGTCCCAAACCTTGACGCGCCACGCAAAGCGCCCATAGCGGTTTCGCCGATGCCCTCCATGACGGTCATTGGCTCCTGTTGGGGCGTGTTATCAATAACCTCACGGAATCCGAGCTTTTTTGTAAATTCAGAATAAGGAACATCTGAATAAAATTTACTGTGCAATGCTTTGGCAAGCTGCACGTCTGGGATGTCCTGATATTGAGGATATTGCTGACGTATTTCTGCCAGTGTTTTCATTAACGGATTCCGAGAGGATCGTTGTTATCTGTGGATCGGCGGTTATATCCACCGGAGGCTCTTTGTTGGAGCTTCTTTAGACCATCTTGAACGGCTTGGTTAAACTCCCTCGCAGCGGAGATGTATTCAGCCTCAGATTGAGATGAATCCATCCGAGCCTTTGCGGATTCAGCTTTTTTGCCTTCAATTTCCGTAATCTGACCGCCGCCTTTAAGCATTTGGTAAGCGTCAAGGAACACAGTGCCGGACAACTGTTCGTGTCTGCGCTTAAAGTCTGCCGTTGAAGTGCCTGGGATGTATTTAAGCCCCGGAACAGCCATACCATCAATACCTGGAACCGCAGAACCAACAAAAGACTGAAAGCCCGGATGAGGCTTAACGACAGGCTGACCGGGAACAGAAGGAACAACTTTACCATTTACGACCTGCTGAGAGCCGATCATCTCCGACACCAACTTGTTGACCTGCGCGGCCTTCGCTTGTGCGTCTGGTAACGCTTCTTGTGCGCCAACAGTATTTTTCGCCGTTTCTGTTGCCGCCGTTCTTGCGCCAGCTAGACCAGCTTGGATATTCGGATTTGCGTCAAACGCCAGCCGATCCCTTGCGGTTTGAGCGCCCACGTTTGTCCCGTAGATACTCGCCCCCACAGTCGCCGCGTTGTTTGCGCGTGAAGTCTGATTGGTCGCGTTGGTGTTAGCCGATACTCGGTCATATCTGGAATTTTCCCCCTGCTCTCGTAGAGCAGCATCAGGGGTCGCGGTCTTAGCCATTGTTCCGATTAACTGACCGCCGCGCATAATTCCTATTGACCCACCCAAGTCCTGATACTTTATCCCACTGTCTTTAAGCCACGCGCCTGGATCGACTAAAAATCTCTGCTTCTCTATCGGGTCAGAAATACTATTGGCAAAGGTATTAACCCTTTCCTCTTGGGTGCCTTGCTTTTTAAGCCGGTCAATGAGCATTGCATTTTGAAGCTGGTTGCTCTTTTCCGCCCTCGCCTGTTGTAAGGCTTGTTGTTGCATGGCAAGACCTTGCATCCCGCCCGCGCCAAACGCGGGGCCAAAGCGTCCGTAGTTACCCGTGTTATTGGAGAGAATCCCAAGACCGGCACCCAACAGGCCCATCATCTGAGCTTGTTTTTTGTCGTCGGCTGAAGGGCTTAAAAGCCCCTGAAGTTGGCTCAAGTCCATTAGTAGCCCCTCATTTTCCTTAACGTCGAAGGATCAATGTATCCAGACCCCAGACCATAGGGGGAGAGTGATGCGAAACTCTGAGATTGGCCCTGTTGCGGATAAACAGGCATCGCAGGAGGTGGCGACATCATGGGTTGCCCTTGTTTGGGTTTCATAAAATTCACGCCCATCCCGCCCATTTGCATCGCGTCTTTAAACCCCATACCAGGGGCAGCAGAAGCGCCCCCAAGAAGCCCCCAACTATTCCCCGCTGCGGGGAGAGAACTAGGAACAGCCGAAGCCATCCCAGACAGACCCCCCGTAAATCCTGAACCGGGGCCAGCGCCGAGCATCGCTGCGTCAGTGGTTGCTTTAAGACCAAGACCAGCTCCAGAGCTTGTCCCGCCAGCCCCTAAAAGAGCGCCCTCACCGGCACCAGCAGTCAGCCCTGTCCCTGCGGCCTCACCAGCACCACCAGCCAACAGAGGGCCACCGAAATACCCGCCCATACCACCGAGCGCAGCCCCACGGAGAGGGTCTTTTTTATCCAACATCGCGCCCGCACCAGCCCCTAGCATTGCATAAAGAGCTGGCCCTGAAACTACGCCGCCATCAGCCATAATTACCCCCAAAGTCCAAGTAGACCACCCGCAGCAGCACCCACAGGCGCATACTGACCATTTCCATACATCGACCCGATACCGGCACCGGCAAGACCACCGCCGATTGCATTAGCAAAACGGTTAGGTTGATACGGATTCGGGGCAGAGGTGATTGTTTGACCCCCACCACCCACAGAAGCCCTTAGAGCGTTCGCCAATACGTCCAAATTCTTGTAGGGCTGGTTTTGCTGGTTCATAAAGTCCTCGTATTGCATGTTGAGGACATCTTGATTCGCTTGCCTTCTCACATCACCAACACCGAGCAGGGCTTGTGCGTCGGTGTAGTCTTGTTGTGCAAACTGAGGGGCCAGAGCAGACATCCTCTGCTGTGCCGCCCTTTCTGCTGCGTAATTTTGACCATAAGCGTCATTGGCGACCTGCCCCAGACTACGGGTCAACAACTCTTGATGGGCAGACCCACCAAAGGCACCGGGCCGGTTGAATTGGGAATTAACCCTTGACTGAACCTGCCCCATCGCATCATCTACTGTTGACTTCAGATACGGGTTTGATTCTGGCCTTAGAAAATCACCGTTAAGCGTCTGAACGGCGTTTTGACTCGCAGCGTTCATAACCGGAGAACCGGCCAAAGCCCGGTTTGTGGTCATGTTCAGCCCCATTTCCTGCTCTCCGGTGACGGGTGCAAGCCGTTGACCGGGATAAGGGTTAAACGGGGCGTTAGAAAGTTCTGTTGACCTCGCCAATAAACTCTCTGCCGCAGGTTGCGCGTAATCAGGTAGTTTTACAGTGCTGGTCGTTGTGGTGTTCGCTGGTGGTGCGCTTGATCCGCCGCCTGAACTCATAATGGAACCTCGTAATTAACAGATTTAACTTTGTATCGTTTTTTCCATCCAAGACGCGGGGAGCCGAAACTAATGCAACTGGCACCTATGTCCCGCGCTATCCTTTTCACCTGTTCTTCTGCGTATTCGTAAATGCTTTTATTCTTTGAATAAGCAATCCAAACATGCAAAAACAACTCATTCGTGTATTGGTCTCTTTTCGGAGTCAAAACCAGAAAACCCGCGTATTCGTTTTCATCGAAACCTAAATACAGAAACGAAATCCCTGCCTTTATGTGGTGATAAACGTCCTCAGGAATCCATTTATCCGAGTCGGCGCGTTTCTTGACAACAAAAAGCCCCTCTTTTACAAGGGGCCAGCAGGAGTGAATATCAACCGGATTTATTTGATTAAGTCTGAATGACACCAAATCCCTTCCAAGTCCCAGGAGTTCCAGAGGTCACACAAATCCACCCGAAATAACCACCGGCAGAGGGTGCTGAGTTCTTCACCCAATCCCCCGCAACGTGATCCCCCGTGGTAGGAGCAGCAGTTAAAGACCCGTAATAAGCCGACTGCCCGCCCTCGGAGAGCATGTTGACCTGTTCTTCAATTTTGCGGATTACATCAAACAAAGTTTGACGGTTGTAATCCTGCGAAATCCTGACCGATCCGCTTAACTTACTCACTTCCGCTTGCCTGTGCGTCGAATACAAGTCCCGTCAATTCAACAGGGCCGGAAAAAGCGAGGTTAAACCTGTGCCAACGGGCTTCCCTCAAAACATCAAAACGGGAACTGGACATATTTACCGTTGTGTCCGTGGTTAGGGAATCCCCCAAGTTATACCTGTAATAATTGGTCATCGTCGCTGAAGTCGGGGCAGTCTGGAATCTTGGCTTAACCCTCGAAATCAGCATTTGAGTGGAGTCATCGCCTATATCCCCCGTGGTGATCTGACTTGTAGTCGATGCCCCGGTCAAAGTCTGCAAAACATGAGAGGTATCGAAATAAGCCGGTATCGGATACCCACCCGACCAAATCCCTGAGTCATAAGAGACACTTGGCAAATCAGCGTAAGTCGAATACAGAGTCCCTAAATCGTCGTAAGTCGTTCCCGCTGAGATGTATTCCAAAACAGCCTCAACAGAACGGTCATCCCTGCCCCATTTATTCGACCTGTAGTTATAAACAACGCATTTATTCGGCGTTACAGAAGCACTCGTCGGATAGAAGAAATAAACCCTTGAATTGATCCTATCGTGCATTGCAAAAGTCGCGTTAGCGTATGTCTTGTTCAGTTCTCCAAATACAGTCTCTTTGATGACGTTCGTTCCCAAAGGAATCGGCCTTGAACCGTCGAAACTGTAGAAGTCCTCATACCCCATGAATATATGTCTTGGGTCGTCAGAGGTTCCTACATCAACAATGCAGTAATTTGAAGCCGCACCGGTTTCTCCGGAGATCAGGGAGAAATCCCAAACAGTCGGAGCGCCAACGTAAACACCCAGATACATTGACCGTTGTTTGTAAATAATGACGTTACGGCCAAATCTCTTAATGCCTATGTTCCTGCCTGAAGTGTCATTCAGACTCACAAAACCGCATTGAGTAGCAATGCTCGGAGTCCAATCGGTGTAATCACCAATCGCAGACCAATAAACTCCATTGGGTGTATCTGTTCCATCGTTGTAATCTGCGAGGATTACGAAGTTCGCCGCCGTCTCGACATAACTCGCTTTTGGCGCACCCGATAAATCAGCAAAAGCCCCGGTTATGCTGTATTGAGGGTTGTCTGACTTTGTAACCGCAAGAGACACATTCCCGAACTGGCCGAAAGACCATCGGACCGCAGCGGAATAATCACCACCGGATGCCCTAGTCCTGTCCGTCCATGTCCCACTCACATCCTCGTAAAGTTTTGTAGATGTTCCGGCAAAAAGCCTTGATGTCGCGTCCAGTTTCAACAAAGAAGCCGCCCCCGTGCAAGCAGCAGCCAGAGCAGAAAGACCCGCCGATACAGCAGAGGGCGCACCGGCCACACCGTTTAATGTGGGAACGATTGAAATGCAATCAGTTAAAACGCCCGGAGTCGCGGGGTCTGCGTCCGGGGCATAACCGACAATCGGCGTTTTAGTAATCATGCCGCCCTTACCATCAACCCGCCACCGGAGGCATCTTCAGCCTTATCTTGCCTTCTGAGTTGTTCTTGAATCTTCAAGTATTCGTTTTCCCATACCTGAATCCGAGCGTCATTCGCAAGGTAAGGTGTCGCAGCGAGAAGTGCGGCGTATAAATAAAGGTCTGGGTTTGCCAAAAACAACGCATTCGCGCTCGACTGTATAGAAGTCGGTTGGGCGTAGTAAATGCCCTTAACGGTAAAGTCACTTGAAGGATAAGGCCCGAAAATGAAGTTACTGCCCTCCCTTGCGATGAATTGCGGATACCCGTCCGTTGCTCTTGTGGGGTATTTGTCGTAAATCTGTGAAGCCTCAACCCGTCCTAGTTTAATCGTCGGGGAGGTGTCCAGATAAACAGACTTAAACTCAAGGTAATCCGAAGGAACCGCTATCACTCCAGATGACATTGTGTCGCTGAAAGCAGCCTCCATGACACGGACGCGGGTTTCCCTGAAAATCCGTTTTTCACCGAAAACAATAAAGTCCGGTATCTGCGAGGAAAGGTCTGCCCTGTGCAGCCAGTTCCCTACAGCGGTTTGGAGTTCTGCGTAAGTGGTAATTGCCATTTAAGTCTTTCCCAACAAAGTTCCATCTCGGATGACTCCCACTCACAACCGTAAAGAGACCTGATCCACTTCTCACGGTCTGGATAAATGGGAGACTCAATTTTCGTAAAATCTTTTTCAGAAATCGGACTTGCGGGGCTAAATTCAGAGGTAAAAAGCGGCTTTCCATAAAGCGCACTCTCTACATCAGCAACAGACCCGAAACTCACAACAGCCCAACAGTCTTTAATGACGGAAAATAAATCACCGTCATGCTTTCTCTTGACCATAATCACCCGGTCTGTGTTTTTCCTTACCAGGTCGATTGTGTCTGCCAGCCAATTAGAAGCACGGTAAACCCTGCTCACATACTCAGCGGGTGGGAGGATGACAATATGCCCGCCGTAGTCCTTCCAATCGAATACCGGCGTTTTTGGAGTCTCCTCGTAGTCTCGCCAATCGGTGTTGTGGAAATTGCTCACACAGAACCGAGCGTATTTAAGGCCCAAATCCCTCCGAAAATACCCGTGGTCGATATAGACGTAAGGGATTTTCTTATCCCGGCACTCAGTCTGTATCTCATCAGCACCGTTTAAATTCCCGACGATTACCGGAATTGACTCACCATCCCAATTCTTAACAATCTGACCACCGGATACAGCATGAAGCCTTTTTAAGCAGTTATCCCTTCTTTCAACGCCGCTTAAAACAAATTGCATCAGACAAAACCTATATGGGCGGGGCTTGGGTTAATCAAGTAATCAATAATCTTGTTCTTATTGTTAAATTGGCAATGATGACACTTTCTTGCATCAAACTCATATCTTCGGTGAGACTTGAGCCATGACGCAAAACTCATATTACTCAGGTCTCCTATCTCACCGGCGGTTGTATATGCGTTAGTGCAACATGTGTAAACCTTTTGATCCCCGCCGATATACAAAACAAACTGTTGATACCCGCAAAAAGAATAATCAGGAGACTCTTTTTTAAGGTCTAAAACACGGTCATCAAAAAAATCAACAACCTTAAAATTATCGTCCTCAAGGTTTTTGGCTAAAATACGTTGTGCGTTTATTTCATCTATAAGGCCATCGTAGTAATCAGCCCCGCCTGTTGAGAACATCGCAGATACACGTATATAAGGTATTCCGAAACCCTTAACGATCTTCGCGCAATCCTCTAATTCCTTGTAATTCTCTCTTGTAAGAACAAACCCAACGCCGATAAGCGGGCCTTTCTTTTTCCCCAACATATCGAGGTTTTTCATCACCTTGTCCCAAGCAAGGCTCTTTCTAATCCTCTGGTAGGTTTCTTTTTTTCCAGCATCAAGGCTCACTCTGAGCCAAGTCAAACCATCTACAGCAGGACAATCCTTTAATCGAACCGCATTTGTTACCAATCCGGTTGATAGCCCAAGACTTTGGGCGTATGTAATGATCTTTTCCCAATCAGGATGAACAGTAGGCTCCCCGCCACCCGTAAACTCTATGGCCTCAACACCCAAACTCGCACAATCCGAAAGAATCTCAAAAACCTTCTCAGTTGGGATGCGGCGGTTTGGGTTTTTGTTTCCATCAACACCAAACTTCTCCGTTGAGAACCCGCCCTCCATGCGATAAGCGCAGAAATGACAATCTTGGTTGCAAAGGTCTGAAAGGATGATTTGCACATGCGAGGGAACAACATCCTTACCCCGCCTTAAATCACCTATTTTCTCAATGTGCCAAGCAGCTTTTAACTCAGACAACTCAAGCATTGATTTTCTTCATTAGTAAATCAACCCTGTGCCTGTATGTGTGATTCTCAAGCACATGAGCCAAAGCCCTTTCAGTGATCTCAGACCTTCTTTTTTCATCAAGAACAACATCTATCGCTTCTTCAATGGTTGTAAACGTCAAATAATGGTCTGGACTCAAAACCCCGCAATACTCACCGGGCAGGAGAACATTAAGGCAACCGCAACCGATAGCCTCTAGGTGTCTAGGGCTTACAATCCGGCCCCTCTTGTCGCCAGCCTCCGCACCAGGCATTGCTTTGCACCGATTAAGAAATGCGGCCCAATGCCCTCTTTTTTTAAAGTCGGCATCAAACTTGATGTCCGATCCGCTTACCCTATGGAACGATTTAATAATCTCGTTCCTAGCGTCATAAATCCCTTTGCGGTATAGATTCCCCCTGAACCCGAAAGAAATATCCCTTTCAGTTTTTTTGTTGTAAAAGACTTTAGGGTTCAGAGCATGAGGCAAGGAAATTGTAGGGTAGTCATACAACCTCCCATCCGGTAACTGAGTGCAGATAAAGTCCGCATTCAGCATTTCAGCAAGCTCTTTTCTTTCTGTTACGTGCTTAAATTCATTCGTGAAGAAAAGAACAACCTTTCCCCGCCTGGAAAGAATGTTGTCTATCATCCACTTCGGGAAAATACCGTCATGCGCCCCTACTGAGTGCTGAACAACAATTAAATCAGCATCCAGCTTTTGGGGTTTATCTATTAACTCGGCCCCAACATCAGAAAAAGCGTCGAGCCAGTCCTTGTCGTAACTGTAATCACGATTTACGTACAGGACTTGGATGTGCATTTATCAAACTCAGACTTAACAATCCTGTAAACCATCTCAGGGTCTATCGCTTTTGCCTTTTTCTCACAGTGAGGGCATTTCTTTGCAAACGTCCCGCAAGGCTCAGACCCGTCATGTATGTTTACCTGCGTGTCATACCCCAAGTGTCTAGGAGAAGAATAACCACCCCATATAACAACAGCAGGAACCCCAATAGCGGCAGCAGCATGATGCAAAGCACCATCCGTA